CACATAATGAACGCCACCTACACTAAACCATTACCGACAAATAATGAACACTTTTTAAATTCGTTCGACAAACACTTGACAAAATCAAATATGACATAATAATTAACGGAATCAGTTTACAAACGATTTACACAAACAAAACACCACCGACACATCGACCGGCTATAATATAATCACAGTAAAGGAAAGAGAGGAAGCATAATGGAAAACAAAATAAAACCGCATGAGATTTATACCGCGCTAATGATAATAAAAATGGTGTGCGAAGAAAGTGTTGATTGTTCTCGATGTCCGCTAAAATCGCCGACCTCTAAATTTTACTGTGGTCTTAGAGACCAGTTGGAAAATAAAGGACTACAATGAATACAACGCATTTCAATGATGAGGGTCTAATATTGTTACAGGCAGCAATATTAGAACAGGCCATACATGATTATAAAATAGAATTAAAGTGTGGCGGCGGACATAGGCTTGAAAAATGGTTTTTATCCGAATGGGGGCAAATGTTATCAAGAGGCCACGGCGATGAAATTATAGAAAGGATTAGGCGAGAGGTAAATAATGATGTGAGGGACGAATTAAAAGTTGCATATTACGAAAACGGATACCCGAACACGCTTGAAGAACATTTAGAATAATGAAAGGAAACGTATCATGACTAACAGAGAAGCGATTGAATATATCGAACGAGAGTGTCATACATGCAGGGGGTTTTATGCCCCAGAAAATGAATGTATTGCTGTTCCACAGGATTGCTTTGAATCAAAGCGACTTGCCATTTCTGCCTTAGAACGAGAGGAACGGAGAAAAGGCTGTGACGGGGGTTATCATAGAAAAAACACCACATTTAAAGAAACTATTAAAAAGGCACTGGTCGAATATTTTTATAATACAAATGTATACGCCTGTAATCTAACAAGAGTTAATGAAGCAATGGAAACAGGAAACATCAACTTGTTGGATTTTGATGAATTTTCAGAAGAGGTAATAAACGACATGGCAGAATACATCAACGATGCTATAGAAACTGAGAGGTGATGGTGTTATGACCTTAAAAGAATGTGTCAAATTTATCGAACAATATGAAAAAGAAAGGAGTTGTCGCAATATCTCTGAATCGCTATTTGGTTTTGAATGTTCAGAATGTGGGGTGATTATTAGAGACTGTGATAGGTGGGAATATGATAGAGATTCGGATTGTTACACCAGTCATTTGTTTGTGTGTAGCTATTGCCCAAATTGTGGAAGGACGGTTGTGATTAAATGAAATATAATAAACACATGATACCCGAAGAAATGTATGAATTCAAGTCACCATATTATATGGAGCCTATAGGTGTAACAATACACAACACTGCAAACGACGCACCAGCCATCAATGAGGCCAAATGTTTGCAAAACGACCCAAGTGAAGAACGAAGCTTTCACTTTGCGGTTGACGATTGTGAAGTTGTTCAAATATTACCATTAAACAGAACCGCATGGCATGCGGGGGACGGCCAAGGCGATGGTAATATGCGGACAATAGCAATAGAAATTTGTTATTCTAAGTCTGGAGGTGAAAGGTTTGAAAAGGCTGAACAGAACGCCGCCCGTTTATTAGCGTTGTTGTCTTATTTCATATTTAGAAAGGAGGTTAAGGAAGTCGCATACACACACCAACACTGGTCAGGCAAATATTGCCCACACAGGACGTTAGATTTAGGTTTAGAAAGGTTTTTAAACATGGCAGAAGATTTATACAAGGAAATTGAAGAAAGGCAAAACAACACCATATCAAAGTTAACAAGCTTAGATGAGACATTATCCCATGTGTTAAGTGAAATGCTTGCACTGAATAACAATTTAGACAGAGTGATGTTTTGGCTAAAGCGACATGTAATACCCAAGGATGTCACACCCGAAAATTACGGGGAATTGGCCGAGGTTATAAACACATTGTATAAACAGGGTGTTATAGTTGGAGAGGGCGACGAAGTTTTGTCTATGAATTATGACACCGTTAGAGCCGTTGTAATATGCAAACGAATGATTGATAATTTAATGGAAGAGGTATTAGGATAATGAATGTATGTTTTTTTGGTGGAAGGTTAGTTAGAGATTTTGAAAAAAGAGAGTGTGCAGACGGGTCTAAGGTATTAACAAATTCATTAGCAATAAAAAAATCCCAAGATAAAACCGTGTTTGTTGACATTGCGATATTCACAACAAAACTATGTGAAATAGCAGAAAAATACCTTAAAAAGGGTGACTACTGCGTGTATGAATGTGAATTGTCAATTAGTGAGAAAGATGGAAAGAAATATGTTAGTGCCGTGGTCAAAAACATCATATTCACACAAAACAACAAAAAGAAAGAGGGTTGACCCTCTTTCTTTTTATATTACAGTCTGTGCCACGAAATTTGGTGCGGTAGTAGAAGCCCCAGAGGCTTTAGTATAGGAAAAAGCACTAAGAACCCCGGATGAATTAAACGAAAGTGAAAACCACCTTTCGCTATCAAATGTTGGCGAATCTAAATTGCTTGCCTGTTTAAATATGGGAACTAAAATTGTTTTATTTGCCAAAGCACCCCCAACCCAAGCCGATATTCCATTAGCCAAAGTATTCAGAGTACTTGAAGCAAACACTTCATATCCACCGGAGGGCAATTCGTCTTGTGAAATTGACCCATAAATAATCAACCCAGTTTTATCAAATCTAACAGTTATTTGAGTTAGAACAGCGGGGCCGCCATTTCCGGTTAACACAATCGGCGTGAATTCACTCGAAATCTTGCTATCCACATATGCCTTTGTGGCCGCCCGGTCTGACGGGCTTCCGGGCAATATTTCTGACGTAATTGTAACATAAGGTGTCTCAAAACCCGTATTGAAATCGCTTTCAATTGAATTCACTCGTGTTGTGAGGGAAGAAACTGACGAACTAAGTGACGACACATCGTCGCCAAAGTCATTAACTTGTGTTGCCAGCTGTTGCATGGTTTGCAATAAACCGTTAATTTGTGTTGTGTGCTGTTGGATTTTTTCCGCGTCAGCTTCCAGCGAATTGTTAATAGAAGTAATTTGAGAGTTGATGGAAGTGATGGCTTCCGAATTTGCGGCGATTAACGCCTCATCTGCGTTAATCTTGTCAATTATTTCATTGACCTCATAACAGATTTTTGATAGTGCTTCGTAATAGCTCAGCGAATCGTCATACGTCGCTGGTAGTGTTTGATTCATAATTAGATTTAGTTTTTGTAGCATAATTTACCCCCATAAAGTTATAAAATACTCGTTGAATTCGTCCAACATGATTGAATAGATATTTTTTATTTCTTCTCTAAACAGCTTAATTGCCTTTAAATTGTCTTCACCACGAATCGTTTCAATGTGTTCTAACTCATAATTTTTTGTCACAGTTTGGTTACCAGTGTTTGAAGTTGTAACAGTCCCCGTATTTGTGGTAGTTTGGCTGTTTGTCCTATCGTCCACGGTTGCCGTGCTTAAATAGTTCAAGTTTTTAACGTCTGTTAATGAACCGTTAGGCGTGTCAGAATACGCACTTGTATAGTCTTCTGAGGCTTCGGTTGCCGTGGATAGGTTGTTGGTTGTTGTACCCCCGGTTGTGGTGTCAGTGCCGGTTACATCATTTATTCTGTCGGTATATCCGGGCGAAGTCAAGAAAAAATCAAAATTTTTGAGCGTTGAAGACGACAAATCATTATAATACGGTGTAATTTCTCTTAAATGATTATTTATCTCATATTTCCACCGCGCAAATGTTTCAAAACCAATCTCATGAAATGCGAAGTGGTTTAAAAACAGTGTTTCAAAGGTAGTTATGGAGAGAGGGCTGTCAAGAGACAAATCACCGTCAAATATCAGTGGTAAAGCTTTTGGTATGTCTTTTTTAAGCTGGGTTAATGACGTGTCTGTCGACCCAGCAAGCGAGCCAATTATGAATCGTAGTTCTGTTGTGTATTTTGACAATCACCATCACCCCCATAATTATATTCAACGTCAACATTCAATCCAAACATTTTATTTATTTTTTCACACGCTTGTTTTCGCATTGATATAAAGGATGTTCTGCTGGCCAGCACACCGCCCATCTGGCGTTGAACCTCGTCGGTTATCATGCGCTCCTTTTTCGTTTCACTAATGTTTGGAACGCCTAAAAACGTGAGAGCCTCATTCCATATTTTCGTTTTCAGTTCATACAATTCTGGGGAAACAAACGGCGCGCCCAAAGACATTGAAGATATAGAATCGTCTTTAAATTCATCTTCTTTGAATATGACGGGCACATTACCATCATAATTTTTATAAGCGTTTAAAACACTCAACTGTTGTTTTTTATTCGCTTTAAGTGCTATTGGGGTCTTTTGGGTGTTGATATTTATTTGAATTGTAACGTCTATGTTGGCCAATTTTTTTGAAAAATTTAAAATGTGCTGTACAGACGGCGTTCTAATATAGTTATTAAACACTATTACACTGTTTTCAATTGTCAGGTTTTTATTATATCCGTTAGTGGCATATGCTCTGCGCTTAATTGGCACATTATACACATTCCATGACCCAGAAATAGCGGTATTCAGGGAAAGAAGTCCCATGACATCATCCTCAAAGACAACAGCTTGCCCCTTTTCAAACAAAGTCAATTCTAAAAATCGTGTGTCAATTGAATCCGGGAACCCAGTCCATTTGAAGCGCGAAACTGCTATATCAGTCAATCGTTCTACATAGTAATTATATGTGGTGGTGTTGTCCACTATAGAATCATAGAACCGTTTACGCTCGTTTCTTGGTAGTGATATGTTTTTCATGATTACACCCCGTTATTTTGTGAATAATCGCCGAAATTTGCCGTAGACTTCCAAAACGTCATACCCCGGTCAAGAGCCTCTTCAAACACGCGCTTTGTGTCGGCGGGTGCCGAACCCGTCACATGAATGTTTGAGGTTTGAACATAGTTAAAGGCCGGTCGGCTTGATATGTTGGGTTGTTTAATGGTGTTAGTTGCATAGCCAAAACGAGTGAAATAATCGTCGACAGCTTTGGCAGCCTGTGCCTTCAATGTGCATTGATAAAATCTAAATATACTATCTGATGAAGCTGTTATGAAAGACAGACCGGACCCGCTTGAAGTGACATGTGGGGGGGCGTTCATAAGGTCTGCCATTGAAGCGGCCGTAGAAAGAAGCGATAAACCCCCCGACAACACAGAAGCCCCGCCGCTTGGGTCCCCTGCAACAATCTTTCCAGCACCTAAACCAACGTCAATACAATTCTTAAGCACACCAAAACCGAACGAAAATTTATTAGTTGCCCAATAATCGAGATATGCGGGGGTGTTAATTGCTGGCACTGGAAAACCCGAATAAACCATTTGCGTGTTTTCGTCTTTTAAGCCGTTATAATCAATCAATACCACGCGAACAGCGGGTTCGGGAAACGAGACGCTTTCTGTTTTTATAGTCATATTCAAGTCGCCAGCTTCCTCAAATTTAAAATCTTTGGATGTACCGTCTAAAGATATGACCCTTACAAATGAATATGGATAAGTTTTCAACTTGTTGTTTTTAGGTACATAGCCGTCCAAATCCAAGTCATAGATTGTGTTTGTTGTATTTTTATTATAATACAAAAAGATTGAAATTATGCTGTCAGCCCCATTCGTCTCAACATAGTTATTTATTGCGCTTGCAATTGTGGTGTAAGGCGTGGAAGGGGTCAGCCAGTAACCCACATAACAATTTGTAAAAACACCGTCAGCCACACCCGCAAGGGGCTGGCTTCCATCCCATTGCTTACTTCCAACCATACCCACACCATCGGGTATACCAAGCACACCGCCAGAATCTCTATATGTATAATCGGTAATATTAAACGGCTCGGGCATTAAATTGCCGAATAACACATCATCCGCGCTATGTTCTCTAAGCACCAACCCCGGTTGAATGGTCATATCAAAAAACCATGTCTGAATCTCGTCCAATTCTAACGTCAATTCGGTTGTTGCGTTGCTTAACATGGTTCGGTTGGTGATAAACGCATAAAACCATTTTGAAGTATACGATGAATTCTGAAACATTACATAGTTACAGTCGTTTAACAAATCGACAGGAATATTAACCTTAATCGAATTATTAAATGAGCGAACATAGTTTTGGTCGTCAAGGGTGAATGAAAATGTTCCTAAACTACCGAGCGTTGTGTTTGGTTTAACTTTCGCGCTGAAATAACTGGCCTGTGCAGACACACTCGAAAAATAGAGCGTGTCTGCATAACCAGTTGAAAGAGGAACATTCGTCAATATTTTTATAATTGAATTAGGTGCGATATACATTATTGTACGGTAATTGTTGCTGTTCCTTTTTTACTCGGGTTAAAGGTTGAAGTAGCGGTGATGACAACACTCGACCCTGAAAAGTCAGACGCGATTGTTACAAAGCCACGTGAATCCACGGTAGCCTTCGCATTGGCAGATGACCAGGTCACGGACTGAGGAGCAAAGTCGGTTGTTTGAACAACGGCGGTTAACTGCACGCTTCCGCCCTTAGCCACAGTTGCTGTTGACGGTGAAACGGTCACGGATGTGACAGCGGGGGTTCCGGTGGTAAATACAGCCGCGTTCGCAAAGGGAGACACGCTCATTACTTTCCACGTGTGCAGGAAATAATTCCAATACAGTCCCTTGCCGTTATAGTTTTCAGTAAATTGCATCATCTGGTCATACACCATAAACCAGTTTTTATCTACAATAACAGCAGGGATTGAATTAAGAGAGGTCAAATCGTCATACCCTATTTCCTCATATGCCGGGTCATCATAAAACAATTCATTGAGACGTGCGGTGTCCAAGTCCCCAAAACCATCAACCAAAATAACATGCCCCATAAATTCGGCCTTATCCATATTGAACGCCGTGGCCAGCACTTCAACGTTCATCTGGCTTTCAGTGGCGGTGTCGATAATGAGATATTGGTCATCTTTGAGAGTTGAAGTATAAACACCAGCAACGTTATGTTTGTTGGAATAAAAGGTCAAATCGTTACTAATTGACTTAAAAGCAACAACGTTTTCGCTAATCGTCCCACTAACACCAATAATTTCCATTTGGCCGTTAATAATGGCTTTTGCAATTAGATATTTCATGGTCTGGTATTCATCATAATTCATCGATGTATATAATGAATCGGTGATTTTTGCTATTAAGTCGGATATACCAGCCCATGATAAAAACGCGGCTCGCAACTGGTCATTTTGAATTGTTACAGGGTAAACCTTCTTATAGTTTACAACATGAAACGCGCTTTTTACGTCCGGAATGTTGCGCGAAAAAATTGTTGTTTCTGAATCTTCGGGGTTGTAATTCTGGACGTTGGCAATATTTACAAATAATTCCTCGACGGTCTCGCCGAACTCCATAACGCCCTTTTTAAATACAGACCACGGATTTTGATATGATTTAGAAGTGACAATAACAAGGCCGATTCTTCCAATGAGCGCGTTTAAAAACTCGTTTTGCAACGCGGGGTAGTCCATAATAATGGCACCAATACCACGAATTGAATCGCCGTCCTCTGTCGCGTATGGTACATAGTTTCTATAATCTATGGTTGCTGAGTTTCTAATTGCATTTAAAATATTGACACTGGAATTAGTGAGTGTCACAGGCTGTGGAACATTTGCCATTATTTGTCACCTCTTTCTTCAAATAAATCATCAATTTTAATCGTTTCGGTTTTCTCAATTTTTTCACCCTCGTCATCAACCTTTGGGCTTCCAAATCTTTCAATATACCTTTTTCTCCACTTCTTTTCAACCTCTTCAACGTCACCGCTTGCGCGCGATAATTCGTCGAAAGTGTCAGAAATATCTTCTACAATTTTAACTTTTTCTTCGGTTAGCTCGCCCTCGTCGAAAATCGCGGAAAGCCGGAACAGAATGTCTTCTTTACTTGTCTTCATTGTTTATCCTCTCTAATAAAATATTTATAACATTTGTGTTATTATTGATTGCTTCTGTAAGCTCGTCAACCTCTTTCCGGTGACTGTCTATCAGCTTATTTATATAATACAACAACACGCAACACATAGCCACGGGAAAGCCTGCTGTGTTTATTAAAGTGATAATGTTTTCCATCAATACTCTCCTTTCTTATATTATATCACAAAACTTTTTCTTGTCAACCCTTGACATATATTTATCTTGTGTTATAATAAAGTATGGAATTTTATAATGGAAATAAGTTATTAAATACAAAAGACCTAAATAAAAACACCCCGGAAATATTTATTGTCACATCAAACAGAAGTGCAGGGAAAACAACGTTTTTCAATAAGTGTGTGATTGATAATTTTAAGCGTGACGGGTCTCAATTTGTTGTACTTTATAGAACAGGTTATGAATTGTCAGACGCGCATATTGCGTTTTGGAACGACATTCACGACTTATATTTTCCATATGATGAAATGACGTCAAAACCATACGCCAAGGGGTTGTATTATTCACTGCTGTTGAATGGTGAAACATGTGGGTTCGCCCTTTCAATCAATCAAGCAACAAAATTAAAAAATCGTTCCCATGTCTTTAAAAACGTGACAACGATATTATTCGATGAATTTCAAGAAGAATATGACAACTACCTACCCGGCGAAGTGGAAAAAGTGAGAAGTATTCACACATCAATTGCAAGAAGGGCGGGCGAGCCCTCAAGATATGTAAAGCTTGTTCTAATTGGCAACACTTTGAATCTATTAAACCCCTATTATTCTGCCCTACACATCACAGAAAGAATAAAGCCAAACACAAAATTTCTTCGGGGTAATGGTTGGGTGTGCGAATTTAATTTTAATTCCGGGGCGGCAAATTCTCTGAAAAATTCTACCTTTAACTCTGCCTTTGACGATGAATACAGTAAATATGAATCAGAGGGTGTATATCTTAATAATTCAGTGGCACTCATTGATAAACCGTCTGGAAAAAATTCTTACTTGCTAACAATAAATTATAAGGGTGAAACATTCGGGGTTTTCTTTTATTACGACCTTAATGTCATTTATATATCACAAAAATATGACAAAAATTGTAATGATATATTAGATTATACAAATCCATATCTAAATTGTTCTACCAAGCATAAGATGATGAGGGATTTTTTTCATCGAGGGTTGATAAGGTTTTCAAACATTAGCGTAAAAGATAAAATTTTTAATGCGCTATCAATTCGTTAATATCACCGCGTATTTTATTGGGTGCTAAACCTTAAATGGTTCCAATAAATTTTTTCGTTTAGCAAACGTGCGCGGTGCTATTATAAAAGGGCGGTTATACCGCCCTTATTTTATAGGTTGTTTCTGATAATATCACGCCACCCCTTATTCGTTTGGGGGCTAATTTTCCCGGTATTTCCAGTCCCACCTTAAAATCTGTTAGATTTCGTTTAACATTTACAAATTCGCGCTCTTCGTCGCTTAATGGTTCTTGTATGTCACCGGTTAAAGACATTTTCATTAACTCTTTCCCCCTTTCATTTAGACCGGCGCATTTTATTTCCATCTTATCCCCAACCTCAATATAACATTTGGGTCTCACAAAAATCGCCTTGTCCCAATCCGCTTCAATTTTCCAGTGTAAAAGTTTTTTATCATCAACAGCTATGTTTTTGTATTCCCCCTCTAACAAATGGCACGAATCTGTGTCGCTATAACAGAACAAATCATAGTTGTCCTGTGCGTGGGTGATTGTAAAATTTCGGGCGTAAGCGGTTACTGCGGAGCCTATCGCTATGTATTCGGGTTCCTTGTCTTCCCCTTTAACAACATCATATTTCACAACACCGTCATCAAGCCTTGGTATTTTGTGGTCACGCCGTCCGTTTGCCGCCATCTTCCCGTATAATGAGTTTAAAAATAGCTTTGCAATTGTTCTACGCCCACCACTATATTTAATTTTTTCGTCAACCCATTTATCAACATACTCGTCGAAAATTCCTCCCATAACGTAAAAATAGCACCCATACAAAACTTTTTCATATATAACATCATAATGCTTATGAAACAATTCATAGTCTGTCATTGTCATAACACATTCAAAATAAACTGGCTCTTCCACACCGTCAACTTCCACAGTGTCAATATCACCGCCTTTATAGCGATAATCGCTTGATGTCAACCATTTAACACCGCCATACCGCATACTCCCACCACTCGCCACCGTGGGTAAATAACCATCTTTAAGTTTAAATTTAACTTTTATCCTTATAAAATAATACATTGAAGAATTCTTCACTTTAGCTGGGATGTCGCCCTTGAAAAAAAAAGGCTTCCCTACAGGATAAACACACCCTGAACTGCCGTGGAGCACGCTCGGGTATAAGCTGTTGACATCAAATGTTTTTCCTTTCCCCACCTCTCGACCCTGTATTTTTGGGTTTACATAGCACCACCCGCCTTTGTAGCTTTTTCGTATAAATTCATCAGTGTTTTTTTCATCAAAGTATTCTGGTGTTTCAATGGCTTCTAAGTTAGGGAACCACTCGCGATAATCTCTACCATAAAATGTTTTTTTAAATTCACTTAGGGCGGCAGATGATATTGTGGTTTTGGTCGTCACAGCAAACATATGTTGTAAACTTTCAGCCAACACTAACAAGTCATTTTTCAAATAGTGTTCCTCACGTTCTGTAATCACACCACCTGCCTTTCTAAATCCTTTATATTCAATCGTGCTTTTTCGGTGGTCTGTATTAAAAGCCACGCCCATAGTCTCAATTGATAACGGTATCAGCTTGAGTGAATCTCGAATTGATATTATATTTTTGGGTGTGGTTATTGTGATATTAAACCACAACCCCGCGTCCGATATCACACATTTAAAGGTCTTTTTCTTTTTTCGAGGACCCTCGTAATATTTATATTTCAATTTATTCAATAAATATGAAACATAAAACTCACCATCAAATCGTAAATTGTGGTAATATATAACAACGTCTTCACCAATGTTTTCAAGATATGAAAATGTTTCACCAATGCTGTTATGAATAACACAAGATAAATCTGAAATATTGCAAACACCGCTGGCCCATACTTCAGTGTATTCTTGTCCGTCATACACAGTGGTTTCAAAATCTCCAACAAATGTCATAGTATCACCCCTATCAATCGGTTTGTGGTAATAACTCTAAAACCTTTCTTACAAATCTTTCTACACTTCGCGTATATGATTGCGCGTCTGTTTCGTTGTATAATTCATCTGCTGTTATTGTCTCGCCCGCTTTTTCTGCCTCATCTATCAACCTCCCCGCAATTTCATTTCCATATACTTCTGCAATGCCCTCAAAAAAGTCAATCAAAGTCGGGACACCTTCCGCCTTGCGATTGGATGTTGACTCAAAATCTCTTATATATGAAATTGTGTTAAAATAAATCAACTCATAAATGTTAGGCGGTGTCGGTGGTGACGGCTTTGTTTTAACCCCGAACGACCTACCACGTGCATATAAACCCGGATAAACATCGCCTGTTTGTGGGTTGGGTTTAAAGGATTGCGCGTATATGTATGATGTGTCGTATTTTGCAGGTAACTTGATGTTCTCAGGGACGACATAACCAGATTTTCTAAGTCTTGATATGGTCTTCTTATATTTTTTTAATACCTCGCCCTTTGCGCGACCCCTTGACCGACCAAGCTTAACATATGTTTCAACATACTTTTTCGCCTGCTTCTCACTTATGTTTTCTGGATATGGTATGTCACCGTATTTCTTTGCATATTTGTCTAACCTTGTCATAATATACCCAACCCCACACTATATTCAATCAAATAACATATAGTTGACAACGCCAACATTATTAGTATCATTGCGTATAATGTTCTATCCATTATGCTTCCTCTCTTTCCTTTACTGTGATTATATTATAGCCGGTCGATGTGTCGGTGGTGTTTTGTTTGTGTAAATCGTTTGTAAACTGATTCCGTTAATTATTATGTCATATTTGATTTTGTCAAGTGTTTGTCGAACGAATTTAAAAAGTGTTCATTATTTGTCGGTAATGGTTTAGTGTAGGTGGCGTTCATTATGTG